TAAAATAGCGGCAGGTGACCCTGCCGCTCATATCTGCGGGCGTGGTGGAATTGGCAGACTCGGCGGATTTAGGTTCCGTTACCTCAGTGGTGTGCGGGTTCGAGTCCCGCCGCCCGCACCATAACTGGACCGGTAATTGATACAATGTGTCGATTACCGGTCCGTTTCATTTTATCCCGAAAAACCTTTTGAATAGGCCGTTTCTGCAAAACAGCGGGTGCATTTGAGGCTCTGCCGGAGGGTGAAAATGGGCCGCTTTTCTCCTTGACGGACCTACCTTTGCGGTATCTGCCGGAGGCCCGTATCCTATCGTTTCAAAAAATGACTACCGTTTCATACAAAGGAAGCCCGTGATGAGGACCGCTTGATCCCCGTCACGGCTTTTTTGCGTTCTGCCGTCATAGAGTTTCTTCAACCTTGGCCCCGTTCTTGAAACGGAACACCAGCCGACTGTCCTCGTAGACCGTTACCCGGTCGATCAGGTTGAGCCAGAAGCGGTCTGTGTACTCCAGTGGCAGCGAGGTGTCGATGGCCTTTATCTCAAACATGAAGCATTCCAGCACATCGGCCTGAAAGCTCCGTGTAATTCTCAATTTCTGCAGTTCATCCAGCCGATCCTGCGCCGCATGGTAACGCTCGACCAGTGCATCGTATTTCCTGTTGTATTCGTCCTGCGGAATGGCAGTGGTGGCGTTTTCGGCAATCAGCTTTTTCGTGAGGCCGGAAACAATCTCAATCTCATCATTGAGCGTGGCGCACTCTGCATCAATGGTGTCTGTGTTCAGGTATTCATCATGGATCATCCGGCAGGTCTCAAGCAGTACCTCCCGGTCCTCGGTAAGGTCGGCAACGGCCCGGAGGAACAGCCGCTTGATGCCCTCCTCGTACAGATGCGGTGTGCCGCAGCGGTATTCGCCTTTGAATTTGCCGTTGCACTGCCAGATCACCCGGCGGTACTTGTCCGTGCTGTGTCAGACCTTGCTGCCGTAGAATTCGCCGCAATCGCCGCAGACGATCTTTGCCGAGAACGGGCTGAGGCTGTTGTGGTGCTTGCCCTTGGCCTTCCGGACCGCCATTTCATTCTGCACCTTCTGCCATTCCTCCGGATCGATAATGGCCGGATGGCTCTGGTCCACAATGTATTGCGGCACCTCGCCCTCGTTGACCTTCATCTTTTTGGAAAGGAAATCCACGGTGAATTTCTTCTGCAGGACCGCCGAGCCCTTGTATTTTTCGTTCGTCAGGATGCTCTCTATGGTGCTGGTCTGCCATTTTTCCTTGCCGCGAGGCGTGGGGATGCCCTTGGATGTAAGGTGTGTGGCGATCCAGTTCACCGTTTTGCCCTGAACGAACAGTTTGTAGATTTCCCGTACAATCTCCGCCTCCTCCGGCACAATCTCCGGCAAGCCGTCAGGCCCTTTGCGGTAGCCGAGGAAGGATTTATACGGCAACGACACCTTTCCGTCTGCAAAGCGTTTTCGCTGGCCCCATGTGACATTTTCGGAAATGGAGCGGCTCTCCTCTTGGGCAAGGCTCGACATGATGGTGATCAGCAGTTCGCCCTTGCTATCGAAGGTGTAAATGCCCTCTTTCTCGAAATAGACCTCAGTGCCGTGTTCCTTCAGCTTGCGAACGGCGGTAAGGCTGTCCACAGTGTTTCGGGCAAAGCGGCTGACGGATTTCGTGACGATCAGGTCGATCTTTCCGGCCAGCGCATCCGCAATCATGCGGTTGAAGCCGTCTCTGTGCCGGGTGTTTGTTGCGAAGATTCCTTCGTCCGTGTACACATCCACGAACTCCCAATCCGGATTTGAGCGGATGTACTTGGTGTAATAATCCACCTGCGCCTCGTAGGAAGTAAGCTGCTCTTCGCTGTCGGTGGAAACACGAGCATACCCAGCCACCTTTCGTCTGCTCTGGGCATTGAGCGGCATTTTGGAATGGAGCGTCTTTGAAGCCGGTATTACAGTGATGTTAGCCATTGCGCTTGTTCCTTTCTATCGCTTTTTGCCTTGCGGCCTCTTTCATCTCCGGAGTCCAGCTTTTGGCCCGTGAGCGGTCATGCCATCGTTTAACGGCTTTTCTACCGTCTTTGAAGCGGAATACCAGCGTGTTCCCGTCCTCGGCTATGATTTCCGTTAAATCGCCAATATCCAAATCTGCGGTCATGGCCGTCAGCGTAGGCTCCGGTATCTGCTTGGAGGGACAGGCGGCACGGCCCTGATAATTGTAGGTGCTGCAAATCCACACCGGACCGGTGGCAGTAATTTTTCGCCGGTAGTGCTTGCCGCAGTGAGCGCACGTGATCAGGCTGGAGAATGGGTATCTGCCGGTAAAGAACTTCCCGACAGGAGCGTATTTCTTGGCCCTCTTTGCAATTTCGGCCTGTACCGCTTGATAATCCTCCAAGCTGATAATGGCCTCGTGCGTACCCTCTGCGTGGTACATCGGCAGCTGGCCCTCGTTGACCACGGTCTTTTTCGTCAGGTGGTTTTCCCGGAAAGTCTTCTGAAGAAGCAGGTTTCCGGAGTAGGCGTAATTGTGCAGGATGCGTGAAACGCCTCCCTTGCTACATGCGTTTTCGTACCGGGTCCTCACGCCGTCTGCATTTAGGTCGTTTGCGATAGAAACGATGCCTTTGCCGGAAAGGTACTCCCGGAAAATGCGCCGGACCGTTTCGGCCTCATCCGGCTCGATGACGTAGACGCCGTTTCGGTAGCGGTAACCGAGGAGCGTTCCATTCCAAGGCTTGCCTTCCTCGAAATTCTTCCGCACACGCCATTTCTGGTTTTCGCTGGCCGACAGACTTTCCTCCTGTGCGTAGGACGCAAGGATCGAAAGCATCAATTCCCCGTCAGCGGAAAGGGTGTGGATGCTTTGCTCCTCAAAGAAGACATCAATGCCGAGGGCTTTCAGATCTCGGACCGTCTCCAGCAAAGTAACCGTATTCCGGGCAAAGCGGGATATGGATTTGGTGATGACCATATCGACCTCCCCGGCCTTGCAATCGGATACGAGCTTGACGAAGCCCTCTCTGGTATCCTTGGTGCCGGTCTTGGCCTCGTCCGCATACACACCGATATACTGCCAGCCGGGATGATTCTGGATCAGGCCGCTGTAATAGCTGACTTGCGCTGACAGGGAGTGGTGCATCGCATTCTTTGCCGAGGACACCCGTGCGTATGCCGCCACTCTCGTCAGCATGGGGATGGCCGCTTTCGTAAATGTGACCTGTTTTACTTCTCTTGCCATAATCCGCCTCCGTTGTATCAAAGTATGGGTACTGTATATATCACTCTAAACGGCCCGGATAGCAAGCCTTATGCGGCAAATGTACTGTCCAATTCGATCCCGTATTTCCGGGCGATCATTGTGTAGATTTCAGCCCGATCCGCCTGTCGCAGAAAGCCCTCGCTCACCAGCCGGTCCACAAAGGACAGGGCCGTATGATAGCGGATCAGATTCTCCTGCCCGTACACATCAGGCTTGCGGTCTTCCTTTTCCAATGGGATTACCTCCTTTGCGATACTTGTAGTTCCAATACGCACTGCGGCAGCGGTCCGAGCAGAACTTTTTGACCTTGCGGCCCTTCGTCTGAGAGATCACCTTGCCGCAGTACAGGCAGCGTGATGCATTTTTCATGCTGGGATGGCGGCGAATGTAGGACTTGATCGTGTTGATCGATATTTCCAATTCATAGGAGATGGCCGTGGGGCCGTATCCGTCCCGATACATCCGCTCTATTTCCCGGCGTTCGAAATTATCCATCATAGCGGTTTCCTCGCTTTCTATAATCTTCATAGCAGGACCGGCAGCAGAATTTCCGGTGAGCGTTGCCGTAGCAACGGAAGGTTCGACCGCAGTTTTTGCAGACGAGCGTGTAGTACGCCTTTCGCAAAACCTGATCCTGATGGGAATTCCAGTATTCCATCCGGCAGCGGTCCGAGCAGAATTTCTTCTTATGGCCGCTCCGCTGTGTAACGGGTTTTCCGCACTGTGGACAGTTAAGAATAACGCCGTCCTGCGTTTCGTGTGTTGCCGATAAAATAGCGGCTTTCTGTGTAGTGTTCATACGTACCTCCGATAAGGGTCCGGGAGAGCAAGGAACGCTCACCCTCCCGGACGGATGGGTTTAAGCGGTGACGGTCAGGACCTTGATCGCATCCTTGCGAACAAGACAGGAATCGAGCAGTTCAAAGCCCACATAGCCCACCTGATCGGTCATGGCGAAACGCTCCTTCAAAGCTCTCATGGAGATAGGAGAACGGTCGATGATCCAGAAATATCGAAAATCACCGAAGAGGACAGGCTTTGCACCGGCGGCGATATCCGGCATATCGTTGCAGATATGGACGGGCTTACCGAGGATGGTGTCGCTGTTGCCATTCCAGAGATAATTACCGGCATCGTCCTTCAGCTTGTGCAGTGCGAGAGCGGTGCGGTCGTTCATGAGCCACACGGCATGACTGCGGTATTCCGGCTTTACGGAGAAGAACAGGTCGATGCAATCATCGTAGGTGACCGCATTTGTAGAGACCCCTGTTTCGGCTCCTTCAGTTTCGTGGAGAAGGCCGAAGGGCTCGTCCGTTCCGTTACCATTGATGAAGGCCCTGTCCTCCGCACGAGCGAAGGATTTACCCATGCGCTCGAAGATGTACTTGCGGAGATCGAAGTCTGCGTCAAGCGCAAATTCCGTGCTCAGCTTCACCAGACCGTCGATCTTGTGCGTAGCAACTGGGAAACGGGTGAAATCGTTCTGAGCATCGAAACCGGAGATGGCGGCACCCTCCGGCACGAACTCGGCATAATCGCTCGAATCCTTGGCCCAGATCACATCACCGCCGGTATGCTTTTTTAGCTCGGTCGCAAGAGGACGGATTACGCTCTCAGCAAAGATGGCCTTGCGGAAATCGGTCTCATCCGCCGCAGGAGCACAGAACGCACCAGTGGTAGCGGACATGGCATCATGCATTTCTGCCTCCGCATTATGCTTGATTCTCATGGCATTCCAGAAGGTCTTTCCGTATTCCGGAGTGGCCGTGAAAGCACGGATTTCGTTGATCGTTTTCATTCTCATCTTCTCCTTTCGGCTTCATCGTCACAGCGTTTGCATCTGTACAGGCCGTGCGTCATGGCATCCACGGCCATTCCGCAGAGGCGAAGCTGATCGTGGCAGTGCGGACACTCGATGTCATAATCGAGGGTTTCGACAAAGCGGGTCGGGTCACACGTACGAAGGCGGTAGCGTCTGTACAGCTTGCCGTCATTGTCGACAAGGTGCTCCGTCATAAAGAGCGGCTCCGTTTCCGAAAGATGTTCTGCCGTGAGCCACACCTCCTTCGGAATCAGGGATTTGGTGTTTTTGTAGTTAACAAAGGTGTAATTAGTCATCGTTTTTCCTCCATTTGATGAACTTTGGGGTTAATACCCCGTTTGAATTATGGTTTTTGCGTTCGTGACCCCGCGCCGCTGTCCGGCCCGGAAGGCCACAGAGATTCAGACCGCCCTACGGTCATCGGAACACAATCATACGCATCACCGCCTTTCATGTTGTTCACTCCCCACTGGACAAAAACTGCCCACGTGGTCCGCTCTTTTTGAGATGTTTTTTATTTCGTGCAGATAAGCCGTTTCACAGCCACCTGACGAAAACGCTTGTACCATCAGGGTTTTCAACCGCTGGTGACACTCTTTGACGGGTAAATCCGTAACTTTTCTATAGGCTTGTTTTTTTGGCCCTATAGAATAGTTTTTGAAAAGAGCGTCATCGACCGTCACCATTTACCAAAAAGACCTGTGCCGTCAGGCCCATAGAATGGATCGCCTGATGCGATTTCTCCCAGTACCCACTGGAGGAAAACCGTCCAAGTGGTCCGCTTTTTCGGAAAAAAATCTCTTCTCACTTCCCACCGGTCAAAAGGGTGCGTTTTGGTCTACGGTTTTGAGAAAAAAGTTTCCTCATTTCCCACTGCCCACGAACTTTCAAAGTGATCCACATTTTCCGGTGTTTTTTCTCTCCACTACCCACTGGAGGGTTTTACCGGTTTTGAACGAAAGATTTTGAATATTTCCTCCTTCTCTATCCTCTGGAGGCGAGGGAGTCGTTTTGACGAAGCTCGGATCATTTTTCCCTCAGTACCCACTGGAGGGCTTCGCCGGTTTTGAACGAAAGATTTTGAAAATTTCTTCGTTCAGTACCCACTTGACAGAAACCGGTGAAG